ATATCCTGAACCAGTTAACGGATCATATGTTCCAGGAGCAATTGCAGGTACAGTACCATAATGAGCCAATGGAAGAGCATTATATTCTCCACCATCATTAATTAAAATTGAAGATGTTAAATCCCAAGTTATTGTACCACTTGGAGTTCCACCTGTACCTGCATTCGGATCATAATTAATAAGTACTCTGTAAATATGGGTATCTGATCTCTGAGCAAGAGGTTGGTAATTTAAAGCATAATTTAATCTATATCCAGTACCCTCAACAAATACTCCTGCTGGATAATCTCCTAATGCTGGAAATGAAAATACCGCATCATTCGGAATTACTCTATCATAATACGTTGTTCCTGAACTATCTACCTTAGGAGTACCATAAATTTCAACATAAACATTACCACCATCATTAAAAGTTCTGAATGGTGTCCCTGGTGATCCAGATGTTACAGTATAGAGAGCATTTGTAGTTAAATCTCCTGGTAAAGAATACTCATTTCCGATTACTTCATATAATCCAGGAAAAGCAGTAATATCATACTGGGCTCCATCACAATACAAATATCCTCTATAATCATACTCAGGATCTTGTGTTGCAACATTATTATTTTTATCGGAATTGACACCAACGAGTGTAGGGACGATGGAGCCAAGAGTGACATAAGATCCACCCTTATCGGCATAATAATTCGCTAGTGTGGGACGGTAAGAAACTGTCATCAGATCTTAATTAAATATTCGGTGATAATGTATGGCTGAATATATTTATCTGCCTTCTTTGATGTATTTGTTTTGATTGTGATCTTAGAAACCAATCCAGTATCTGCTCTCATAGTAGCAGATCTTGTCTTTAATGCATAAGTATGTGGAGTATCAGATTCAAAATCCATTCTATGACGGTGAGTACCATCATATCCATATTCACCAGTTGTTGTAGTAATGTTACTAACTCCAAGGAATCCAGGACGATAATTTTCTGTATCAAAACTAGTAAATGGGAGATTTACTTGACCCTCGTTCTGTGCAGGAAAATTTTCTAATTCATCTGAATCTCTATCACCGATACTTGTTCCATTTGCACCACCTAAACACTCACCAAAAATAGCCACAGTACATACGCATCTTTGTATATATGTTGGAGAATAACTAACCGTACCAAAAGTTGTATCATTACATTGATTACTTGAACCATGACTATTTGAGTCACCAACCTTTGTAATACACCAATTTTTATTGTTAACTTCTGGACAACTAGCTTCCGTTGGCCATAAGCAATATGCCTCACTTCCGATAAAAGAAGCACAAACACCAAAACAAGCACCATAATGATAACAATATGATGTTGGACCTGTAAAAAATTCTCCTGCTTGCTTATTACCCATGATTATAGAAGTCATAGCCCAATAACAAAGAATCTGATTAGTATTCTGCCACCATTGACAAACGTTCAAAGAACTTGGAACTTTAGCAAAATTATTAGCATTAGAAGAAAAATGACTTTGTCCTCTATCCATCTGCCTAGCACGTGTTGTTGTACTTCTATGCATATGTGGTTGAAATGCATTAGCAACAACATCAATACTCTCAGTATATGCTCCAGTACTATTAGTGAATGAAGGTTCTCCTCTTAATTGTAATGTTTGTTGAGGAATATAAAAATTACCTGTATATGTTAACTGGTATGGACTATCAATATTTTGTACTACATCCAATCCAACACCAGATTTGGGAATGACCTTATCATCAGTGTTAGTAACATAAAGATCATTAAACATACCTATGTTTGATGATGTAGTTGCTCTTATATGCTTATTTCTTAAGTCTGGTAATTGTATTTGATTATCATTTAAATTTTGGTCTTCTTTTTTAAATTTAGACTCACCACCTGTACCCAAAACTAATGCTAGTAATGGATATTCTTCAGCAAATAACACTCTACCATCACATCTTAAATATCCAGCTGGAAGTAATTTCTTATTAATCTCACTTGCTGGATCTTCAGATGTTACCTCAACAGGAAAAGATATAATCTGCCCCGACATAGATCCTATCTTGGACTTTTCTTTATTGTAAAATACTGCCATTCTAGAATGCTCTTATAATGTACATCAGTGTCTGTGATGGTGTGTTAATATTCATTTGAATACTCAACGCAGTGTCTACAGATAAGGGAATTGTACTACCTGTGGAAATATTATTAACAAGAATTGTTGTAGGTGTAGAAAGACTACCTCTGTTCATAGTAATTTCCATTGCTTCATGTGTATGATTCTGCAGACCAGTATCAGCCCACCTTTCATAATCATGATTTAGAGTTGTGGTAAATGTATTAGTTACAGCTGTATTTATAGGTTGTGGCGCTCCCGCACTAGGATCATACACCATGTCATCAATATAAGAAGCTGGCATATTTCCTCCTCTATATGCCGCTGGAATTTCTGGTGATGCGTAGTAATTCCTTTTACCACGATATCTTCCTGCAGGAGGAAATACACCAGTGTTTGCAGCTTTCTGAACATTTTCAACTGCACGTCCATCATCTGTGTAACTATTTTGGATAGCATCCTGTGCTTGAATTGTTCTGGCAGCGTTTTTCTTTGTGTCGTCTGGCAGCATTGCTTGACTTGCTGGAAATTCTCTTCTTGCATCTCCTGATACTATAGTATTCTCTGGCAAATCTGGATCTACCCATGTAAGATTATATTCTGGATTTTGACTCCAACTATGTGCTCCAGAATTTGCACCGCCACGATAACCAATTGCCTGAACTGATGTAGTTCCATCTGAGGGCCCGGATTCCTCTGCCTTTCCAGGTTGGAATTGAAGTGCATGACTTCCAGTAGCAGAAGCAGACCAAAATTGATCAAAATCAGATTCTGATGCTGGTCTATGTGTATGAGATGGCATATGATCAATACCTAGTTTTCTAGGAATAACATATGATGTATCAAAATAGATTGGTGGATCCATTACAATACCACGTATCCTACCAGCTAAACTATCAGATGGTTCTAAATCAAAAGTAATATCAACATTTGAATCTTGAAGGGTATCTGGTAAATCTCCTTCTGTTCCATTAGTGCTAATTGTTGTAGTTAAAACTGTTAAATCTGTTATAGTCAAACCACTACTATTCACTGGTTCACTATCAGTATCTCTATTACCCTCAATATCAACCAACACCAACTGATTCAAATTGGGTAATGCGAACGTATCAACATGTCTATTTGGATTATGCCCTTCCCTACCAGCAGGAGGATTGTAGGGAAAATCATTAACTATTCCCCAATTAGTTCCTGTGACATAGTTTACATCAGTTGAGGTAGGTCCATATGTGTTACCAATAATCTTTGCTAATAGGGGATAATCAGCAGCATTTATCATTGCTGCTGTCATATTACAAACAATCCAACCAGGGGGAACATTATCCAAACTTTCCCCACTTCTAGATCCACCACCCCAAGGCATAATAGTGCCAACTGGGGCAATCTTTCTTGATCTAATACGATTATAACTTGCCATCTATCAAACCTCCTTGAGCCACCAGCCCTGTACAGCAGACGAAACAATTGTTCCCGAAGAATCTGAAGATCCAAGATAAACCAGAGTAAATGCTGCGTTAGGTGTTTGTACAATCATTTCGCCAGAAGCGTATGGTGTAGTTCCACCAATACCGATTGTAGTTCCATTAGCATCACCTTGTACTCTAGTTCCAATACCTTGTGCTCTCAAGATTAAAGTGGTATCATATGTCAAATTACCACCAACTTCCATAACTGTAATAGAATCACCAGTTTGCGGGTTATCAGGTAAATACAAGATCAAACTATCTCCTGCAGTTACATTAGCAAAGTACTGAACATTAGCACTTAAGTACTTAGCACTTTCCTCAGAACCACTAGAAACATATCTGCTATGTCTACCACCACTTGTTGTATAATAGTTAGTTAGACCAAAGGCATCAATTGACTGATCCTTATTAATAGTATACGTATTGACACCATTTGGTCCCAAGTTTGATAACTCAAATTGTGCTGTCTTAGGTGGAAGTTCAACCGCTGCACCACGAATGTTTAGACTGTTACCAATAATACCATCACCAAATACATCAATTTGGAAACTTACTAAGTTAACTGTAGTGAGAACATTTTCTGGACACATACTTGAATAAAGTTTAATGTCACCTCTACCAATAATACCAGCATCAAAGTAAATACTTCCCGAGTGATTAGCATGACCATCATCATTACCAACAGCAAGAATCTGTGTATTATTAGTAGAATCTTTAATGTTGACTGAACCGCCAATCATGTTGAGGTTATTATTAATAGTCAATTCACCAGTTCTAGAAGTAACATCGTCTTGGAAGTCCTCATTCATGATGGGAACATGATATTTGCCTGCTAATCCGCCATTAACTGTGTATATCTCATCAGTTAGAGTATTACTCGTATCATGGAAACGGAAGAACTGATCATAATCTAACTTTTGCTGCGCGATGTATCCTTTGTTTATAACGATAGAAGTAAACGGAACTGCACTGCGGCTTCTGTTCTGAATATCCATAAGGACAGCAGATTCCTTATGCTTAATAATTCTCTTAACAGTAGTTGTTGATGCAACATAATCTGTTAATGGATTTGCAGTTGTACCTTCTTGTGCGGGAACACATCGTAGAATCTTACTTGTTAGATCAATAGAAGCAATTTCCATGATCTCCCAATCATTGCCACTTAATGGATCTACAAGTTGAGCAGTTTTACCAACCAAGACCAAATCGCCTTGAGCAAATTGACCAGTCTCACTTCCAATTTCAGCAACCTCTAAGTATACAGAACCAGCAATTGTGCCAGTAGTAGCATCAACAGTCAGTGTTGTGATTGGACCATCAACACTAAGTACTTGTGGATCTACTTGATATGAATACACCCTAATATTTGAAGGTGTAGTAGAATACCTAGCAACAGTATCTGCTACTACCTCACTACCAGGAAGAACCCTAGCAACATCAAATCTTCTATACTGATTACCCAATTCCATTACAGAATTACAAGTATCAAGATAAAGACTATTCTGTCCCTGGCCGTTAGTTATAGTAAACTCGTCATTGAGATATGCAATGAACTTAACGTTATTCGCAGCAGCGATAATATTAATTACCCTAGAAAGTTTAATCGTATTATTATCAGTTGCATAATCAATTTCCGCAATTCTAGTATTGGGGAATAGATCAACGTCATAGTCCTCACTAGGATCAAGTTTAAGAACATCACCAAGAGATACCAAAGCAATATTTGCATCAGAAATTCCAGTGATATTCCATGTAATAACATTATCTGTAATTGGAGTAATATTACCAATAATAGTACCCTTAACATCTGTTCCACATCCACCATTAATAGTAACAGAACTATTAACTGTCAAATCACCTTCAATAGTAGTATCACCCGTTACGGAGTCAACAATGAATACATCCTTATTAGGATCTCCACAATCAGAAATTCTAAATGTCTGAATTTCTTCATTGAGTGAAGTTAGAACTTTAATTACCTCACCTTGATCATAAATTCCATCACTTGTGGTATCTTCACGATCAACAATAACATAATCATTTGGTTTTAACTGACCACCAAATTCAGCAAGGAAGACGGAATCTTCTGGACCAGTATCATCAAGTGCTTGCTCAATCCAAGTAGAATCAAACTGAACATTAACCTTATAGATTGGTGTTGTATCAGGATGAGTATCAAGAACTGTTGTGTATGTTCCTAATGGTTGGCGAAGAACCTTAATGTAGTATGGTGCTGCATTGATTCTAGTAAGTTCAACAACTTTCAAGAATTCTGGATGCTCAGTTGAACCAATAACAGGACTATCAACCAGAATGTAATCATTCTCTACAAAGTATGGATTACCGTTAACATCAACAGGCTCATTCTTAAGAGGTAGATAGAAATGATCACCAGTCAGTGCTGGTAAAACAGTTGGTTGAATAGTACCACCAACATTAATTGTCTGCTGATATGCGGATGATCCACCCCAATCTCCAGCACCAGCAGTATCAACTTGGTTGTATCCAATAGTTGTAGTTGGTAATCTCTTAACATTTAGAATGTCAATATTCTTATTGAACAAGACATCCGATAGAATACCGTCATCATGCGAGACAATTACAGATCCTGCTTGTCCTCTAGCACCATTAAATGCGAAGGATGCAAGTCCACCACACATCCAAATGTTACCATTAAACTTAGCAGAAGCAATTACTTCCAACTGGTTGTTAATAGTTGTTGTACCACCCTGACCTGCGATATTAATCTCAGATGCATTAGTAGCAAAATTGACAATAGATGCAGAACCAGAATCAGAGAAGAAACTAACAGTTCCAGCAGTTGTTGATAGTCTTACAGTATCAGTAAGTGTTCTACGTGAACCTAACTGGAAGTCACCATCAACCTTGAATGACTTAGACTTAACTCTAGTAAATGATAGTGATTCGTTATTATTATATGCTCCACCAATCTCAATCTTAGAAATATTGGTAGCATCATCTGGTGTAGTAGCAATTAAGAGATTGCTATTCAAGGACTTAGTACCGATGGCAAAATGCTGCTCATCAGTAGTCTCATTGCCAATATCAACGTTCTTAACCCAACCAGCAATCTTAAGACCTTTAAGACCAGCTTCACCAACAAAGGTGTTGTTCATCAAGAAGTTGAACTGTCCAGAGGTAATGTCTGTTCTGATTTCAGCAGTATTAGTACCACCACCACCATGAACTTCAATATCCTCTTGGAATCTAGCATCACCAGTGAATCTAGACTCACCATCAACAACTAATGCTCTATCCAATTCTGTGTTAGTTACGTTAATACCAACACGACCATTATCCTTAGTAGAAACTCTCAGTGTTGCTGCAGCATTTGTTGGATCAGCACTATCACCACCAACTAAGAGAGCATTATACTCTGTCTGTTGAGTTCTGTTAGAGAATATTGCATGATCAAGGTAATTAGTGATTGTCTTACCACTAATAAATGCATTACCAACGACATCAAGATTTGCTCTAGGATCTGTTACAACATCAACAAACGCATTTTGATATGCGGTATGAGGAGTACGTGCAACTGTGTTGATACCTAACTTATAATTACCAATGTCATCTGTCTTAGTTCTGATTGCTTCAGCACCTAGAACACCAAACTCTTTCCAAGAAGAATTAGAGAATTCCAATAATACATTATTTCCAAGAGCAACTTCATCAGACCAATTTCTTGGGTTGTCATTTGCAACATTAGATCTATTTTCAATGATCGCAAACTGACAGGTATCTGCACTAGGACTAAATCCATTTCCAATAACCTGCCACAGACCATTAAATCCAGGATCGCTATAATTAGAAATTCTAATCTGAGAACCACTAGTAACTCCAACCTGATCGTTAGATAATCCGTTACCCCAAGCAATGGTAATAACAGTACTACCATTCATAGTGAAGTTTTGAATGTTCGCACTTGGAACATCTTCAAAGTAGTTAGCGTAAACCCATCCAAGTGAACCAGATCCACCAACTTCAGAACCCTTCAGAAGCATATCTCCTGATAAAGGAACAGCACTACCATAAAGAACATTCTGTGTAGTATCAATAGCAGTTCCAAGACCAGTACTATAAAGAGGACTCTGATTTGGTGTGATATTTGATCCAAGATTACCAACTACATGGTTCTGAATCTTATATCCTTGTGCTCCACCATTTGATCCGCGTGGATTAAACTGGAAGATTGAAGCAGCAACTCTGTTTCTAGCAATAACAATATCGCCCTTTGTATCCTGATTAAGGAATTGTTGTGTCTTATCAAGAGTAGCATCATCACCATCACTAGGTGATACATTAGAAACTACCTGAAGTGCGTAATCTCTTACTCTACCAAGAACATTAATAACGACTGGAGAGTTAAATGTACTCTTCTTATCCTGTGCATCACCACCATTAACAGTGATGTACTCGTTAAATGTTACTGGATTATCAAATGTTGTGACCAAAGATGTCACTTCATCTGCATCATCCTCAGAATCAACTAACTGTGCAGACTCTAGGAATACTTCTTCACCAGTGATAGCATCAATCTTACGGTTACCAATGTATAGGTCACCATTAGAGTTAAGACCAGTGTAGAATACTAGACCACCATCTTGCTTCTTAGACTGAGCATAGAAGTCTTGGATAGGTGTCAATACAATCTCCTGACGGGCAGGAAGACCTGTTGAATAGTTACCAGGACCGAAACCAAGGTACTCAAAGGTATGGTTACCTGCTCGTGCGATAGAAGGTCTACGTAGTTCAACATAGAGACGCATATCAGACATTACAGTACTGTCACCAATGATAGGAATTAATCTATCTTCAGAACCAGATGTTGCATTACCCTTTTGTGCTCTCAATCTATTGTCAACAACAGAATTAATCTGAGTATATGATTGATCAACAAGAGCAGATTGTGATACAAAGTCAAGGATTGCTTCACGGGTCATAGAACCCTTAAAGTCATTAACTCTTACAAGACCATGAATATAGTTATCAGCAGCAGAAGATGTTGCAGGAACATCAACTTCTGTGTTATCTAATTGCTTAAACCAGAGAGGATCGTTCTTGTAATTTAGTGGGTATAGTTTGCTGATTGGCTGAGAGAACTTCATGTTCTTGAAGTTTCCTTGATTACCAGCACCTGTTGGGTATGGTGAAACATTACCACGAACAGCAGTTAGATAGTAAATACCATCTTGCTGACCGTAAATACGACGCTGAATCTCTTCAACATCAAAAATGTAGAATGTGTCATCAATCTCACCAGTATCTTCAACAGATGCAACATAGAACTGTACGTTATCATCGTCAGTAATGATGTCACCAGGAGTAACTGTGTAGATGGAAGAACCATTCTGTCTGTAATAATATTCTGGATATCCCTTACGAATAAGATCCTTAATATACAGAGACTTACCAAAGTCTTCATCAGTTAACAGATCAGAGAACGCATCACCTTGAGTGAATCTAATATTATCAAACTGGGAGTAATCAATATTTCCAGAGACTCCCTTAAGAATCAAATACCAATCACTGGTATTTGGAACGTTCAATACTGCATGAACAAATGCATAACCCGAAGAGTTTCCAAACCAATCAACTCTGTTAGTAGCATTTGACTGTGTTTTATTTGGAACAAAGTTACCACCCTGAGGAGCAGTAATCTTAACCGTAGTAAATGTATCATTCACTAGACCAGCATTTGTAATGCCTTGGTCAAATACAGTAATTTCTAATAACTCATCACCACTCTGAGTATCGGTAAAGTATCTACCAGACTCAATAGTCATGGAGACATAGTTACTAGTCTCAATAATCTTAGAATATTGTGTAGTACCTACAACGTCTCTCTTATAAGGATCATATGCAGATTCCTCAACCAAACTATAGTTAATAAAGTCTGCCTTAGTATAACCAATCTTCTCATTTGCCTGAACTGGGTTAAAGAAACTAGCCTTAGTTACAGAACCAGAAACAGGTTTTAGAACCAATTTTTGTGGCAGAAGTTTTCTTGTCTCGTCCTTACGGATTTTAATACTAAAGCCATTGATTGGATCACGAACCGCCTGCAGATACTCAGGAATAACATAACGTAAACGATAGATACGATCATCCTTATCTCTTTCATCCTTAATTCTTTCAAACCAGGAATCATTTGTCTTATCCTGACCAGAAATATCACTATAAGTTGTTTCGTGTAATCTAGTTAGAATGTTATATTCATATAAAGGATCATTCTGATTAGAAGAATGATCTTCAACCTGCATATACCACTTACCATAAACTGGTGGTGTAGTATCAGGATTTAGATATGTTGGATCATATCTTACAGGAGACTCACGCTTATCTGCAAATACAGAGAAATCATAAGTTCCAGACTGGAATGTAATTGCGTTAATATCAGCAATTGCATCTGCCTTTGTTGCGTGAACTGTAAATGTTTTCTCAGTTTGATATCTTGCCCAGAAGAACTTATCTCCTCTGATTCTACCATTAACATCAGCAACAGTTGGATCACCAGCATAGTTTGATCCAACTAGAGGAACACTACCACCCTCATTAAGTCTAAAGAATACTTCATGACCACTAATATCTGCAAATGGAACATCAAAAATATGTGGTACATCAGTACGGATTCTAGTATTTGTATTTGATTCTAATATACATGCATACTCATGTAAATCATACCTATCATCAAGAACAAATTGATAGATATCAATCTCAATATCTGCATCAATTGACTCTACTTCAGCAGAGTGAATGTAGATACCAGCAGCAGCATTCTCTTTGCTACTTGCAAGCATGATCTTAGTTTGATCTGTTCCGTTGAATACAGAAGTATTTTCATAAGGTTCTGGTTTTGTCTTTCTTGCAGGAGCAATTACATAATACTCTGCATTAGTGTTAAAACCATTTGGAAGTCTTACCTTTCTCTTATCTACATCAACATACTTATTCTGTACACTATCCCAACGTGGACGTGGCACAAGGCGAACAGGAGTACCTGTCTCTAAATTATGTGGGTTAGAACCAACTCCAGTTCTTAATGTCCAAACTGTTGATCTAGAAGCAAGTTCGGTAGTAAGTTGAGAAGGCTCATTTCTGGGAACAGTATTCAGACCAGTCTGAATAATTGTTGACATGTTAGTGAAGTACTGACGAATAGCAGAAGCTTGGTCAGCACATTCAGGATACGTTGTATGCTGTGTAATACTATCATCAACTGTTGGTGAGTAATCACTAGTGTATACTCCAGAAGTTAATGTAAAGTATAAGTAAGAGTTTGATGTTGATGCATTTGCATTAACAGAAGGTCCAAATGCAAGTCCTAAAGGAGACTCAACTCTATCAATAGATTGTAGATATCCAGGATTAGCAACTGTATTAGTTAAGATCTGGAATAGTGTAGTAACTGCAGAAGCAACGTTATGACAAGAACCATTAGAAATAGTTCTCAAAACACTTGAAAGTGATGCTGGAGTACTAACAGCATTTTGCACAATTTGAATAAGTGTGTTGACTGTTGTTCTTACATCTTCACATGAACCAACAGATCTAGATCTAACTATATTAACAAGAGTTCCTGGATTTGTGATTGCCTCAGTAACCATAGTAGTAAGAGTTGTAAGACCTGCACTTACATCATCGCAAGGTCCATTAGAACGAGTACGTGTTACACCATAGAGAAGTGCTCCAGAAGTAACCGTATTAGTTAAGATTGTTGATAACGTATTAATCGTAGCAACTTGTGACTGACATGTAGGAGCAGCAGTATCTGCAGTAATAGTAGTATCAAAGATTTGATTCAATGCACTATGATTATTGTTGATTACAGCTTCATTTCTGATGACCTGAATCATCATATCTCTCGCATGATTAAATGCAGCTACAGTCTGAACTTCTTCACCTGCTACATGAGCACCAATCGCATAAAGATTAGAAGCATCCCAGACACGATCATTACCACCATATGCTAAGTTGTATGCAATAACATCAATGATATCCTTAATGTCATCAATACAATCTTGAGAATTTCCAGTTGGTGTAGTAAATGTTGGGAATGATGACATCATTCTACCAAACGCAACCTCAGCAATGAAATTCTTATTGGCGTTAATTAGTTCCCTAGCATCAGCAGACTTATTATCAACTGGTGTAGGAACATTAACAGTAATTGTGTTATCATAGAACTGTGTAATTCCCTGCTTGGTAATACAATCACTGAGTGAACTTACATAAGTGTGGATGTAATTACCACCAGAAATTAATGCTCCAGTAACTGCGGATACAAATGTATGTGCATAATTACCACCAGTGATAACTGCACCTTCCAAAGCACCGGAGAATGTATGTGCTGAGTTAATACTTACCGCACCCTGTCCACCATTGACATTAACTGTAACAGTTGTTCCTGTTACTGCAATAACATCTAATGATGTATTATAAGCATAATCAGAACCACCTGCTCTAGGATAAGAACTTGTTTGATTAGTTGAAGGACCAATCATCAAATTAATTGTATTATTTGTTACTGTATCAATACCATATAATTTTCCAGAGACAGGATCAGAAGAACGTGGGTAGGTATGGTTAGATGCGTGTGCATCAGCATCACAAGTAAATGTTAGTGAATTATCAGCAATACTGACAAGATTATTTGCTTTTCTAACACCGTTAGTAACAGCACTCACAAATGTATGTGGATAATTACCACCAGAAACTACTGCACCTGCAGTTGCACTAACAAATGTATGCACATCTGTGTTAGTGGAAGGTTGTGTTCCTAAAATCTGAAGAGTAATAGTATCTGCAGTAGTAGAATTAATATTGATTGCTGTATCATAGAATGGATCTGTGCTTCTAGGATATGCCTTTGTCTGACTTGCAGTACTAACAATACCAATATCAACTGTAATAGTTGTTCCTGTTACAGCACTAATAGCAAGACTCTGACCAGAAGCAGGATCTGTTGCTCTAGGATATGTGTGTTGTGTAGCATTACTATCAGCATCACATGTAAATGTGACTGCATTATCAGCAATTTGAATTGTGTCACTGGTAGTAAGAGTGTGTGAACCAATCTCTAGTACCAAAAGACCAGTTGCTGGATCATAAGTTGTACCTGCAGCTGCAGTGTGAGTTATACTATTACTATCTGAAATGGCATTAGTAACACCAGTAACAAATGTATGAACTCCAGCACCATAAGTACAGCTAAAGGATAAAGACTCATTAGCAAGTTTAATACTAGTTCCAGCAGTTAGTCCATGACCAGGAATAGTCAAGGTCATGAAACCTGTAGTTGGATTATATACTGCATCAGTAACGTTATGTTGTACTACTGGTGTAGTACCAACATTAATCTCAAATGTATCAGTAGTTTTATTACCAATCGTTAACCACTTACCACTTGCATAATCAGTAACTCTTGGATAAGTGTGATTGGTAGTATCACTATCCATACCACATGTAAATGTCAGTGAATTGTCAATAATCTTGACCTTATCTCCACTAAGAATTACAGAATTAGCAGCGGCAGCTGTACATATATGAGCAGATGTATCAGGGGAAACACCAATGTTAACTTCTAATGTATTCTGAGTTACATTGCTAACAACTAACTCTTCATTACTTGCAGGGTCTGTTGCTCTAGGATATGTGTGAGTAGAACCATGACTATCCTTAGCACATGTGAATGATAGTGAGTTATCATTAATTCTAATATACTCACCATTCTGAATACCATGATTAGGAATGTCCAGTGTCAATACACCTGTAGCAGCATCATACGAAGTGCTAGTAGTTGGTGTAAATTCTTCTGATCCTTTAAATCCATGACCAGGAACTGTAAGAGTCATAACTCCTGTTCCTGCATCATAAGTACCATCAGTTGCGGTAGTTTGATCAGCAGCTTGTAAAGTATGTGCTCCAATATTGAGTTCTAAAGCACCACTAGCAGGAATATACGTAGAAGCATTTGGTGTATAATTGGTATTACCTGAAGTTACCGAATCAGTATCTGCTGATACAAATAAGTGAGCACCAATAGCAGAATCACAATCAAATAATAGTGAATTAGGTGC